ACCAACCGCCCGCGCAACGATACAGTGGGCCGGAGGCTATCGCCCGACGCGATGAAATGTTGCTCGACCGGGCGTTGGCGTCACCTGTGCGTGTGATTGATGACCTGCGAATGATGGTGCCGAAGGATTTCAAACTGACGAATAAGGATTTGGGGACATGACGTATAACGAGCGCCTGGCGGCAGCCGGGATCGAGACGGTACGAAGCGGCCACAATGACGACCGAGCGCTTCCCGGGTTGTCGATGTTGTACTGCGTGAATTCGGTGTTATAATCTGACCCAACACGGCCCGGAGGTGATGCGTTTTGTCTGCTCCGGGTTTTTTGTCGATAGTGGTTGACGGGTTCGTCAAGGTAGCGTAAATTGAACCACATCGAAACGACATTCACCGAGGGAAATAAAAAATGCACATCGAATACTTCAACATTGACAACACTGTTTCATTTTTCGCAGATGTTGAGAGCTGTAACGTTTATGGGCTCTGGACTATTCAGAATGGTACAACCAAGAATTTTGCAGACATGTTAGGTTTTGACCGAGCTGTAAATGTGAAAGCAGCGGTTGAATTTCTGCTCAAAGATAAGTCGGCACGATCAGCAAAAACAGATTGTGGTGTCACCATCCGTCGCGGCATCTGATACACTATCACCAACACGACCCCGGCCTCTACGCTTCGGCGCACGCTGGGGTTATCTATATACCCCTTTCACCGTCTTACCTTCGCGCCGGTACTTGGCGACCTCTTCATCACTCACAGCTTGACTTATACACCTACACTGGTAGTCAGACCCGGGAATAATCGGTTCGCCTTTGTCACTCAGGGGCGGGTTGTCCCAACGGTAAATTCCTGGACCGTACGCGGTCACCTTCTCGGCGATCTCCTGGTGACGGTCCCGCACCCGCTCGTCCTTACTCGTCACCCACCGGAAATAGCTGTAGCCTGCTGCCTGTTGCCGTTTGCTGGATATTTCCCCGTTCACCTTCGCCGTCTGGTCACGGGCGATCATCTTGGCGCGGCGCTGGGTTATTCCGAACTGTTCTTGCAGGGTGCCCACAATAGCGCTCGGTCGCAACCCGGCGCGCATGTTACCCATGACGATATTGCTGACCTGGGCGAGATACTGCGTAGGGATACTCTCGATCAGTTGCGCGTTTTGCAGTGTGGCCGCTTGTAGGTAGTCGTTGAGCACCTGATTACCGGTGTAGACGTCAATTCCGAGCGTCCGTTTCGCCCTACCATCGACCGCTTGAACGAAATCACCCGCAATGGATCGGGCGGCAGCCTGGGCGCGTGGGTCGGTCCACTTAGTGAGCAACGAGCGGATCGCCTGGGCGATGATGTCGCCCCATCCGTCATGTGTAGGTGTGGCGCTGTCCGTCACATACTCCGGCGCGAGACTGCGCACCAACGGGACGATCTGCGCGTCAATGTCGCGTTTAATGGCTCGTACCATGCGCTGTAATTTAGCGTTGTATTGAATTCCAGCAATCACCGGGCATCTCCGGTAAGTACCGCGACCGCTGTATCGGCAGGGATGCCCGCAGCGGTCATATCGTTAAACGCCGTGATGAATGTCGCGCTATCGAGCGACCCGCCCGCAGGTGTTTGAGCTGGTGCGACCTCAGTCGCTTCGCCTTCGACCGTGACAGGTTCTTTGAACATGTTCGCGTCTTCCAACTCTTCCAACTCGTCAATCTGATCCGGGTCGAACTGATACGCTTCGGCGGCTTGCAAATTACGTTGAACCTGGCTGACCTGGATCACACCCGCGTCGATGTACGCGATATCCGCATCGGCCTGGGTCTTGCGAGCCGTCGCCTGTTGCGCGGCGTCCAATTGCTTGAGCGGATTCCACACATAGTTGTAATCGTCCGGCCAGTAACCCAGCGCGGAACGGACGAGCACCTCGTCCAGTGTGCGCATACCTGGGTCAAGCTGGGTCGTTTGCTTCGAGCGGATCGAGTTGTGATAGTTACTCATATCACCCTCACCCGTGGCGTTCAGACCCTTGGCAGACGTACCGAATAGGCGCGTCACAGGAATGTCAGCAGCGCCCGAGATCCAGGTCATGAATGTTTCGATGATGGGCGCCACGCCGGACAGGTTGAGCGTCTGACGGTCGAGCTTTTCAGTTCCGTCCAGCAGCGCCAATTGCACGATTGATTTCATGCGCGCAAACATGGCGTAACGGTTCGTGATTGCCTCGTCCTGGTCGCTGGTTAGTTCGTCAGCCAAACCTTCGCGGGTGATCACATCGATGTTGGCTTCCTGCATCAGCTCGGCAATGCCGTCTTTGGCAGCAACCAGATCCATGATGTCATCAAGACATTTACGCAGCACCGAATCACCCCAGCCTTGCAACTGGGCACGTTGACGCATCGGCAGACGGGCGCCGTTGAATCGTGCGAAGTGGGTCCAGTGGATTTGTTGCGCCCCGCCCCGGATGGTAAAGAATTCCGGTTGCAGGTAGTTGGCTGCCAACACGTTCCACTGGTTCATCACCATGGCCGACATGTCCCAACGGTCGAACACGATGACACGTTGCAGGTCGCCTTTCTTAATGCGATTCAGATCGAGCGGTTTATCGAGCGGTTGCCCGGTCAGCATGAGGATGCCGCCACCACCGAACAGACGCGCCCAGCACAGCGCCTCATTGACCGCCGTGGGGATCCCGAGACGGTCCTCTTCGGCGCGGATATCATCGGCATCGGCGCACTTAATGTCACGCCATTCGCGGGTCATATCCTCGCTTGGAACGTCGACAATCTGTGAGGCGAGCCAGTTCGTTTGATACGCTGCGTCGAGTTGTTGCCAACTATTCAGCGCGGAATAGGTGAACTGATTATACGACCGCTTCGACTTCTCGGTGCCGAGTCCCGATACAACGTTCACCAGCCCGTCGGCGGTCGTCTTGGTCATTGCTTGCTGCTCCGCTTAAGAGTGTTTGAATGTGTCAACGACAGCCTTGAACAGATAATCTTTAACTTTCTGTTCGATAGGTAAATCGTCGTACGGAACTATACACGGGTGGGTTTTCGCGATAGGGTCTTTATCTTTACCGTAGACCCACCCATCACTCACTTTCTGAAGCAACCATGATTCGTGCGAATCGCTCGGTTTTCTATCCCCTGACAAATGGAAATTCACTCCAGTCAACGCGCTACTTTTTTGCCATTCCGGGGCGTTTGACCACGTAGGTTGTGAGTTATCTCCCAACGATTCGCAATACGCTTTATTCACGTTGTGACACAGTTCTGCGATCTTCAATTCGTCAATCATTGCTTGTTGCTCCGCTTGTCGTATTCGTCCTGACTCATTCCAGCCTCGCTCAATGCGATTGCCATCGCCTGGCGCTTCGACGTCACAGGTTGGCCCGAGCTGCTGCGCAATGTTCCAGCGTGGAATTCTGACATGACCTTGGCAATTTTATCGTCTGGTGACATCACAGTATCTCGGACAATGATCTTCGGGCAAGCATACCACGACTACACGCGATGATGAAACTATCGGCGATGTTGGGCGATGCAACATCACGTTTCGCCAGGTCCTTCTTCGATTCGACTTTGACCTTGCCGGACAAGTCAAAGTCGCGCTTCGGTGTGGATAATTCATCGATAAGTTTGTCCAACATGCGCGGGTCGCACTCACTCGATAAACTGATCATCTCGTCCGCCGCAAATTGCCGCCCCTTGGTAACGGCCAGGTACGTGTTGCGGAAGCGGTCGGCAGTGAGCCACCACGCTTGAGCCTTGAGATTCGCGAAGAACAACTCGTTAGGTATTTTACTATCCGCATAGTTGCGCTTCGGATCGGACACCTTACCGCCAGCGTTGAATTTGAAGTGTTTACGCCATCCGAGACTGTTCAAGTGCGACCCAGTACCGGCACCAACGCCGATACAGTCGTAGCCGATCTGTGACGCCCCGAGACGTTCCGCCGTTTGCTTCACCCTGGCGGCACTCTCCCGCAATTCGTCCTCACCGCCCCGCCACTCGTCCAGGTTGATACACACCGAGCCGCTGAGGGCCGTTGTGGCGTTCTTGTCGTCGCCACTGTCCGCTACGTCGTAACCAACCGTAACAGGGCCCGTCCAGATGCCGGACGAGGGTTTAACGGTCTTGTGCGCATCGATGGCCGCTTGCAACCATGCGCGCTTGATGACCACAGAATCGTCGTTGTCGTACGGGACGCCCAGGTAGACGTGTTGGTATTCTTCGAAGTCCTCTTCCTTGGCTGCTGCGATGTCGGCCAGGGCTGTCGCCGAAAGGAATATATTTTCGTCGTAGTTGATCAGTCGTGATATGGACCCGGCCGGAGGTTTCAACACGAAGCGCTTGTATACGAAATCCGTTGCAAATTTCGGGTTGAAGGTGATCCACATCTCGGCACCTTCGTTCCGCATTACCGTTGGGCGGATCACGCTGAACATTTCCTCGGTCAGATTGTGCGCCTCTTCGATCCACGCAACGCTCGCCTTCTCGAAGGATCTGATCTCGTCAATGTTTCGAGCCATACCGTAAAACCGGAATAGCGATCCGTTGGTCTTGTGCTCGATGGCGTCGGCGTAGATTTGGAATCTGGACGACAACCCCAGATAATCGATTTTGTCCTTGAGCAGCGTGTAAACCGAATCAGCGATCCGGTTCTGGTACATCCGCAGACACAGGAACCGCTGTTCCATCGCATCAGCGCGCCGTATCGCGTTACTGGCCGCATCGTGCGACTTGGACGACATACGCCCACCGTACAACGTGCGGAATCGCACATCGTCGCCCTCGGGCGTTTTCATGGCCGCCCAGAACGGGCGTAACGCGGGATTAATCTTCGCCATACAGGTCTTTGAATATTTCCGCTTTGCTGCGCACCGTTACATCGACGTTGCCGGACAGTTCGACCAGTTGCTTGTCGAGGCCGCACAGTTTTGCCTGTGCCATGACGGCAGAGACCGCAGCGCTACACTGGGGAGTTTCAGACGCGAGCGCTGTGTCGTAGGCAGTATCGAGTTTTATGAGCAACGATTCCACAGTGCAACGATGGGCTTTGGCTGCTTCGGCTCGCAACTCTGCGACACGCCCCGCGACCGCCCCGTTTGCCATCAACTCTCCCGACCGCTTGTGAACCGTCTCCGGCTTCATCCGACTGGCGTCATACGCTCCCCGATACGCCTTGGAATTATCGCCCAATTCCACAACGAGCTGTGCGAATTTCTCCTGTTTGATTGTTAGTGCCATTACTGCCACCGCCCTATGAACCATGATGCCCCAATAATGCCACATGCTGACCGCTTTGTCACATCACCCCTGTGTGAACCATTGGGGGTAAATTTTTGAGGTGTTGTAAGTGATTGAATTTACTGCCCTATATACTACTTACCCCAATACCCCTTTAAATAAGAATTGATAGGAGGATATATAATGGCATATACAATGAGTATAATTATATCTATTAAGTACAGTACGAATAGGCAAAAAAAACCGAGGTAGACCGTTTTACGTCGTTTTCCGTTATGATTCAATGTGTTACAGTCACCCCCGGCATTTAACCCCAGTGTGGGGTTTTCGGGGTTTGTATACAGCAACTTGTATGTAGACGGATATTGCGCAGCGGCTTATAATGTACGCACCACCGTTACAGGAATTACATCATGAATAAAGACGTCTTGGCGTATGCGTTTCATAAGTACGTTAATCTCGAATTGAACGACGACGGCACCATAAATGTTGGTCCGTCCTATCCTAATTTCCAACCGTTGCCGGAATGGGACGACCTAATGTTGACGGTACGATTCGATCCGTCATTGATGGTGTACCGGTCAGCCAACCGCCCCTGTGGTCATGTCGGTATCAGAACCGTCGAGGGCAAGTGCTATCTGTGCAAGCAAGCGCGGGACGCTTTAAATGCCGAGCGACGCATGGCCAGGAATGACCCGCGAGCCGAAGAGATCCGCAAACGTCGTGCAGCGTTGATGGTCGAGTACCGGGCGCTGGGTGAAGAGTTGCGGAAGATGCGTTACGTCGAGCAGGACACAATCGCCCCATCCCGAGCCGATGCGTTACGCACTGGAGCGCGTTGGTACATGCCTGCCGAACCGTGCAAGTATTGCGGCCAGACAGCGCCCCGCTACGTCGCAAACGGTCGCTGCCGGTCATGTGGGTAGCACATACGAGAAGGGCGCTATAAGCGCCCCCACTGGTCAACCATCGCATCTGCCCATCCCTGATACGTCCTCGCCCTTTCCATCGCCCTGTCTGCGGACGGTGATAGTTTGTTTTGTCCACTGTCGGTCTGATTCCCCCAGCGTGGACGGTATCGCCCGGACGAGCACTCTGGGCATTTGTGCTGCCCGTATGTGAATACCGTGCCGCAATCTGAACAGACGAGTCGCGGCTCCACGAACCGTGTGGGTGTCAGTTTCGGCAACCCTTTTAACCACAGGCACGTAGCCTTGCTAGCGTCATCGCCGTATTCGTAGGGTTGAATAATCTGGTCCGGTTTACGAATAGCGTTACTGATAGCGCCCACCGGGTTTTCAATTGCAATTTGTGGAATTGGTGCCGCCATCAGCAAACGGACGAAATCCAGCGCTTCCACACGAGCAGCACGTCTACTCGCACCGACAAGCGTCCCCGGCTTAACTGCTTGGTGATACGGTCCATCACCGAAAGCCCATGCCGCCGAGTTGGTGAGGTATGTGCAGTCAGGGTGTGCGATCATCAAATCCCATCCGTTACCGAGAATGTTTCGCACATCACCCGTATAGTGCGGTCCCGGCGCAAGTGTATCGACAAGGTCACAAGACAGCGCCTCATGACCAGCTTTTCTAAACGCATCACGGATCACCCCGAAACGCTCACATGCAATTAGTACTCTCATATCACAGCGCCCTCCACTCTACCACCTCGCACCCGCTGAATACGTTCGTCCCATGTGCGCATAATCCACTCGTCAAATTGACGCCCGTTCATTTTGTTGAACCACCGGATCCGGACTAAGTACTTGCCGGGGTTGCTAGGCGTGACCATAATTCCACATCCTCATTCGTTACGGTTCCGCACCATGCCGAACCGATATATTTACACGTCTCGACCTGATACCAGTCGAGCCCCTGAGTCACAACCGCAGACCCCAGCACCAGGCAACGCTTCCCCGTCTGACGCAATACGAATCGCAGTTCATCAGCCCGCCCAGCGTCTGGGGTCTCCAGTTTGATCATGACGCACTCACCGCAGACAATGCGTCAACAATATTCAAGTCATGAATGACAATGGGAGATTTTTTAGTAGTACCATTTTTCATCTTTCGACGAACATTGCGAATCATAATTACACTTCCACATGATAGTGCTTCCACTGAAACGCAGTCGTTTGTTCTGCTAATTTTCACGTCGCAGCCGAATGTGATTGTATGTTGTGCTTTTCTATCGGTCGCCTTAACCCCACACCAACGCGGGACGATGTGGCCTTTATTGAATTTGTACGTCATTCTCCCACCTCACTCACAATCAATTCCCGCACCAGACCATCACGGATAACCCGTGTGACCTTCCCGCCCCGGGCGTACACGTCGTTACGGATCCGGTTCATGTAGTTAAGCGCCTGGACCTGAGTCATACCCGCCCGGCTAATCAGTGTTTCAAGTGTGTATCGCATTATCGCTCCTGTGCTCGCGCTAACATTTCCCGCATTTGCCTAATCGCTACTTCCCCGGCGCTGTCACATGGTGGCCGCTCCGGATCGTTAACGTCCCATTGTTTACCGCATCGCCCGCACTGCATCTGATCACCGACGCGCCGGGCTTGACAGACCGCTACACCCGTACCCATTGTGACGCCCATGTGATAATCCACGGCATCCCGTACACGATGAACAGCCCCGCTGCGACATAGGCGGCAATCTCGCCCCATGATGCGTTGTCGTGCTGCGTTGCGTTGCGCCCGACCTGGTCGAGCATTGTGTGTGGTGTCATTGGTCACGCTCCTGTTGTAATTCTTCTATAATCTCATTTAACGATTCGAGTCTTGAAGCGCATACAGGCTTATCCATGTGCGCTTCATATTTTTTACGACTGTTCAACGCTATGATTATCGCGGTGTTTATGTCACCGTGCGCTGATTTGAGAATCATTCGTTTGGTGAATCTAGTTAAAAGAGCCATTACTTTGCAGTAACGGCCATCATGATTACAGTTTGGCATACTGGACCATCGAAATTTGTCGCACACTGATTGGCTACGTATTCAAAGCTGTAACCGCTGATTTCACAGTAAGCTTCGATTGCCATCTTCATTACTTGTTCCATTTCGTTCACCTTTTCTATTCTGTGCAGCCCCTCGCCGCATCCGATGAGTTAAATATAATCGACCTTGACGAACCCGTCAACCCTCACCGATAAAAAAAGCCGCACGAAGCGGCTAATTCTAGGTTGGTGCGGCTAATTGTGTGACATACGCCTCAAGCCGTCCCCGTCTGCCCAGCAGCAACCGCCAACGGATCACCCTGTGCCGCCGAGTAATGCCGCGCCACCTCGACCGGGCTGGTCAGGTTAGCGTGGATATGACCCGCCTTTATGAACAGACGCGGTTTGCCGCCGTCAATCATGATCGGGTTGTTCACACGTCCCTGTTTCAGCGCTGGATGCCAGTCATACCCGAGCGAGCGCATCAGATCGCGGCGTTTGCCTGGCGGGATCTGCCGTCCGGCGCGCAACTTGTCGATCAGTTTATCCAGCGCGAACGATGACACCCAGCCCCCGGCAAACCCTGTGCGACCCTCTTCGATTGCTTCCATGATTTCCTGCTCAATACCGCCCAGCGACGCCTCGACCGCTTCCTCGGTGCTACTCGTTACCGGCGCACGTTGGCAACTACCGGTCGGGTTGAACTCCACAGGGATAGCGAAGTGTTGCAAGTACCATGTGATCGCCGCATACCCACCATTGCGCGCCCAGTTATACAGACGCGGGAAATAATCGCCGTCCATCCCATCACGGACCAAGTCGATCGGTTCCTGTTGCGCGGTGTAGAACACGCAAAAACGACGGTCGCGCAAGGTCTTTTTGATGGCGTTCTTGTGGTTCGAGTTGAATATGAAATTAGCACACACATCGTGCATCACCTGATCTTGCTGCATCGCGCGACGGGCCAATCGCGTCCCGGTGATCATCGGTTTGAGAATTTCCAGGACTTCAATTTTCTGATCTGGGACATAAATATCTTCGACGCCGATGAACAGTTTATCGAACAACCATGAATTGAATTTCTCGCTGATCTCACTGGCTGGCGGCATGTGGGTGTAACGCTGCCCGATAGCGTACTCCATGACCCGTGTAAAAAATGTTTTACCGTTCCCCTCCACACCTTGCAGTAACGGCGCCCACTGGATCTTGAATCCCTTGTGCTGCACGTTACAAGCCATGAACGATAACAGGATCTGCTGGTCACGCTGGTCGGGTAGCACTTTGTTCAGATGGGTCAGAAACGGCGTCACGTCGCCCTGGTGCGCTGGGATGTCAATCGGAATATAGGTATTGACCAACCGCCGCCCCTCTTCGTCCAGTATCGCCCCGGGCGCTTCCGCCGGACGGAACGCGAAACCGTCCACCTTGGGGAACGTCACGCCCTGGTTCTCGGTGAAAGCCTCCCAGGCTTTGCGCGTGGTCTTCTCGCCGCTGTCATCCATGGCGAACGTGTAACCACCGTACATCGAGTTAAATTGCTCGGTCTTGAGCATCGACCCGTTAGGCGTCAGGATCCGATGTGCATCGGCCACGTACACGCACCCGGCGAAGTGTTCCATCACCTGGTTGATACCGAAAAACTGCATCCCTTGGCGCATCACGGGCCCGGTACTGACGGGCGGCACGTCAATGGGCGCACCTACACTGTAATAGCTTGTCTGGCGTCCCACAGCGCCGCAGATCGTCCGGCTCATGTACGACCGGTGTTTATCCCACTTCGGACGCGCTAACGCCGAGCGACGCATCAGGCGCTCAATACGTTCACAGTTACCACCCGTCCAGAATGCCAGATGTTGAGCGAGTGCAGCGTCTGCGCTGGATGCGTCAAACGGGCGCGACTCGTCAGGGTACGCGGCGGCCAACGCCTCGACGTTACGCTCCCACAGGTCAGCGAATGACGCTTTACCGCCAAACGCATTTCCCGCGCTGGTCGTGCGTAGTGCCTTGGCGATCAGTGTGTCGTCGTCCTCGATGGGATTGCTCCCCTCGGCGGCGCTGGTCGTCCATGCCTGGCTGATAACGGGCAGACTCGCCGGGAAGTATCCCGCCACTGTGGCGTTAAACGCTGCATCGTGGGCAGTCGTTGCAGATCCGGTGGCGTTGCTGCCCGTCAGTGCGATGAATCGCGCTTCGGTGTAGCACTCCAGATTGAGCGGTATATTCTTGCACGCGTGATCCGGCACTGAGTCGGTCAGCGTCCCGATGATGTGTAATCCAGTGCCTGATTGTGACACCTCGATAGCGGCACCAGCGAAGCGGGTACACAGGTCAGTAGCAATGGGTGACCACTTCGAGCCGTCCCACGCGCCGTCGATGTCGATGAAGAAAAACGGATCGTCGTCGGTCAGTACGAACGCGACTCCCCATTTGCCCGGCTCGACCGCACCGCGTCGGGTCGCTTCGGCACAGGCTGTATCGGCATCGACCCAGTGTTGTGAATCATGGGCGCTCACAACATCCCCAGTCGTCAGTGAGCATGGGAATTTATCTGTTTTTCCCGGTCTTGTAGCGCTTGGCACCAGCTTGTACACCATAAATTGGCGATACGAAGCCAACGCCCCCAGCGCGGGCGGTAATTGTTGCATCAGTCATCCCTCGGTGGTGGCTAGACCAGTGTCTCCAGTGCGCGACGCTTAAGCCCTTCCGGTGCGCTGCGGGCGATTTCGTCACATTGCGCTAGCCCTGTGGCGATAATGTTCAACTGCTCGCACTGGATGGCCTTGCGCATCACGGCGTGGCGTAGGTTCGCCATGTCTTTGAAGTGGTGGTTAACGGAACCCGTGGCCACACCTGCCCGCTCGGCGATGTTGTCACGGGTCATGGTGTAGAATCCGGCTTGTACGGCTTCGTCAAACGCGGCGTTCAAAATCTGGTCGCGGGTCATTCTGGTTCATCCTCTGTTAAATTGTCATCGTCGTCAGCATAGCGCAACGCTGGCGGCTCCGTCAACTGCAACGGCGTCACACTCGCCACAATTCGTAAATCATCGTCCACATTCCAGATCCGCAGCCCACCCGCCACCTGGTCCGGCTCACCGAGACACCACGGATCAGCTTGGAACGACTGGCCGACCGGTTGAGTGCTGCCGTTATGGTACAAGGTGAGCCATGTTACGGCGGCGGTCGCTTTAGGTTTAGATGATTCGATGAGGTCAAAGTCACGACCTTGCATCTGGTTTATTTCCCTGCTTGTCAGTCCGAATATCTTTTTGTCCGGTTTACACCAAGGATCGTCTACCAACCGGCATTGCGTGGAATCTACTTTGCAATATGCTACGTGCTTGCAGTCACAGGTGTTCACAGTGTCCCCTCCCCATTTGCGAACATCGCATCGCCACCGAGCGAGACGATCAGTTGTGCCCAGGCTAGTTGTGCGACTTCCCGCTCGGTCCCCGTGTATCGCCAGCCGGGCTTTTTAACCTCACGCGATACGAATTGACCGATGACCGTCCCAACGTGTTCCGGTGTGATTAATACCGGGCGGATACCGATCAAGTCGTGGGATTTAATGACACGGTTCATCGCCGCTGAATCGTTGGCAAGACCGTAGCGGATCACCCGCCCCGTCTCGTCCTTGCACGCGCCGACATTGTTCCGCCAGACGCGCATCCCGAGCCGTGACGCTTCGAGGCGGATCGCCTGTTGCACTGCCGCCTCGCTCCCTGGTTTAGCGTTGCACGACGCGGGGTCTGTATCGACCCCCATCATTTGCCGCAACTCGGCCAGCGCTTGGTGGCTCACCCCGTGACGGATGGCCCATTGTGTAAGTGTGATGGTCATACGGATGGCGCCTCGGGCGTGGTCAGTATACGTTCACATGCAATACCGTAATAAGTCGGATCTAACTCGATGCCGATGAACTTGCGGCCAGTATTCGCGCAAGCCACACCAGTGGAGCCGCTTCCCATTGTGAAATCAAGCACGGTGTCGCCTTCATTGGTGTAGGTCTCCACCAAGTCGGATAGTAGCGCCACCGGTTTCTGTGTTGGATGGTGACCACTGTAGTCCTTGCGATACTCCAGCACGTTTGATTTGTACTTTGCACCGCGCGGCAGGTTGAAAATGGTCGGGAATCTTTCAGAGTGAGCCGATAAATACACCTCTCGCTCTGCGTGACAACCAGACTTAAACTCGCGATTAATGTCAACCAGCTCACAAAACGGCATAAACCAACTCTCACCGCCGAACCCATAACGCTCGGTTAGCTCTGAATATGTCGCCTCGGTGCACAGCCTAAACTGCGTAGAGTCCACATAGAAAAAGTGCTCAGCCCTGCGGTGGCCTAAATCTACATTTATCTCTTTTAAGCTCTTGCCGATATGCGCCAGAACCTTCTTTGCGTACTGGCGCAATGGATTGGATCCTTCGAAGTCGTGCGGAGCAATCGCACCAGAACGCTTTCGGAAAACCAGCACATCCTCCGTGTAGTTAACTGGGGCTTTTTTACATCCTAATGCGAACGCAAAATTATCCTTTAACCATGTGTAACGATAGCTGAATGGTAAGTTACCATGCGATCCTGTGATGAGCTCACTGGTGTAAGGGTCTTGCGCAAACAGCACCAGCGCACCGTTTGGCCGCAATATTCGGTTACACTCAACCAGCATGTCGGCAGTGTTTAGTTTTACATCCCAGTCGTGCCTTGGCTTGTCTGCGTTGCCATATTTATTTGTGCGCTCTGCCCCAGCCATAATCCCGTAAGGCGGATCTGTCAGCACCATGTCAACACTACCGATCGGGATCTCTTTCATGCGCTCCAGGCAGTCACCAAACATTAACCATGCGTTCTCGGTTTTAATCACCTGCGTATACTCCCCATTACGCGCTCGGCCAGTCCAAGCGCTTCATCGCGTTTCAGTGTTTGCGCTGTCATCCAGTCGTGACCGTGCTCGATGTAAAATTTGCGGAATATTTCCCGGTCGCTCAGTCCCGCCGCCCGTTCATATCCTGCCCATACCGCCATCGCTTCCCGCAGTGTGCCGATGGTTTCCTGCCGCTCAATGTGGCGTTTAACGTTCGCCATGATACCGATTTGCGGCACACCCTGGCGCGCCAACTGCTCCCGGTATGCCTCGGGCGTCATATCCACACGGGCAACAGCGCCGCGCATCTGCTCCAGTATCGCCGGATCCAGTTCAAATAGATCACCATCGACAAATTCCGGTCGGCTGCGCTCCGCTGGCGGCGGTACGGGTGTTCCGCAGTACGGGCAAGCGTCCCGGAACCGCTCGTAAACTGCACCACACTCGGGATTGAGACACGCCCGGATCGTCTGCGCGTCACTCTTGCCGCTACTGCGCCGCTCCCGACAGTCCAGGCTCCACTCACGCGGCGCGTCCGGCAACCCGTGACGCATGACGTTGCCAACGTGATCGATGATGATGGCGCGGTCTTTACCATCAAGCAGACGTAACGCCCGGCCAAACTGCTGCACATACAACCCATACGATTCCGTCGGGCGTCCCATACTGACCACTTCGATGGCGGGTAGATCGAAGCCTTCGCCAAACAGGTCACAATTGACCAGTTGCAGCAATTCCCGAGATTTGAACCGTCGCAGTATCTTGCACCGTTCATCGTCCGGCGTTTTGCTGCTGACCGCCATTGCCGGTACCCCGGCAGCGTTAAATTGCTCGGCGACTGTCTCAGCGGTGGCAATATCCGGGACGAATGTCACACCGAGTTTACCGGGCGCGATCCGTTGGTAGTGCTGCACGATATCGCCGACAATTTGTTTTTCGTCGTGAACCACCAGCGACGACGACGCCACAGCTTTGCGCATCTGGTCAAGGTTGAAATCTCCCGTCGTTTGACTCACCGCTACCTGGTCACGTTGGAACGTGCTGGGCGGTGCAAATATCCGGTACTCGGTGAGGAATCCCATGGTGATCAGGTCGCGCATACTGGGACCGATAACCATCGTATCGAATAACCCATCAGCGTGACGCCCCAGCCCGTTACCGTCGGCCCGCAAAGGTGTGGCCGTCACACCCAGTCCCCGGGCGTTGGGGAACATCGCTGCCGCCCTGCCCCACTGGTTATCGCGGAGGACGTGGTGTGCTTCGTCCTGCACCCACAGTTTCACCGTCGGCAACCAGGGTTTCAGCGACTCGGCAAACTTCTTGCCCGTAAGCGTGTTCACGCTGGCCACGGCGCACTTGGCGTTCGGTACGACGTAATTTGCGCCGACTTCTTCCATGTGCAGTCGGACGATCATCCTGATAACTGGATCCTGACCGATGATGCGGTGACGGACGCCGTTGCGCGCCAGTGCCAACGATATTTGACTCACTAGCTCCTGGCGGTGCGCGATGGCACACGACGCGCCGGTCTCGTCCGCCAGTATGGACGAGAATAGGACGGTCTTACCCGCCCCGGTCGGCAACACAGCGAGCACGTTAGCCACACCGAGCCAGCGTGATTCGATATCGTCACGGATGTCCTGCTGATACGGCCGCAACGCTGGGCGCTTGATAGCGTCCGCAACGAGCGATCTGTGTAATCCGGTCATACAGCGTCTCTCCACACGTCACGCGCATATTCGGAGGCGCAGCCCATTTCCCGCTGTTTATCTTCCAGCATAACCAGCACCTTCTCGATTTGTTCCTTGGTGCGTTCTTCGAGTGCGTCCCGTAGACTGTCGATAATGTCGACCAATTCGTCCTCAGCGGGTAGTTGTGCCAGCACTTCGTCGGCGCTGTCGGTAATGCGCTCCAATTGTGCGCGGGTCTCGCCCATCTGCTCCAACTGATCCGCCGCGTCCCGCATGAAATCACCCTGATACATACTGAGCGGCATGTTACCGCGAAACAGGTCGACCAGCTTCTGTGTGGTGTCGGTCATAATTTTTATTTCCTCGCATGTCTTGACTACCCCGTCAGATTGGCATAACTTGACGGGGTAGTCAACCACAACGGAGAGTAATTAAATGTCTAGCCAAATTTCCCTGACCATCCCCAACGACGACCCGATTGCGCTGCGAGCGTTCGGCAACGCGCTGGAAGAAATGGCCGTCGCACATGGTGCGGAGTCGCGCAAGAGTGTGGCAGCAATGCACGTTAAGATTGACGGAACCGAAGCGGTCCAGGCTGTGCGCGGTGTGCTGGAAGAGTTCACAGCGGAACCTGCCGACGACAACGACGACGACACTCAACTCGCCACCAATGACACCATCGACGCTGACGGTCTGCCGTGGGACGCCCGGATCCACTCCGGCAACCAGGAACGCAACGCCGACAACACTTGGCGCGTCCGTCGTCGTCCCAAGGATTTGACACCCGAGCAATGGGCGGAACAGGTCGCGCAAGTCCGTGACGAGTTGTTCGCGTTAATGGCTATCCCGGTAGCGGATCCGGTGGCGCAGCCCGAGCCAGTGGTCGATACCGAATCACCCGCTGCTGTGTTCGGTGCGCCTGAAACTGTGGAAGTGCCGCCGGTTGTCGCGGAAGTGCCGCCCGCTCCACCCATTGCCGATCCAGTACCACCAGCACCGCCCGTTGTCGCTGCTGATCCGGTACCACCAGCCCCTGCGCCGCTGCCACCTGTGACCGCTGCTGCTGGTGTACCGGCAACACTGGCAGAACTGATGACCTGGCTCACTAGCAAAGCGCCATCGGACGATGCGGGACGTGCTGCACGACTGGAACAAATCAACGGTATCGTCGCCCGTCACGGTCTGGTCACGTTGGGTCAGTTGCAAAAACGTCTCGACCTGATCCCACAGGTTTACACTGACTTGGTGAAGGAGCTGGGACAATGATCACCACCATGTATGTGCTGACGCCGATGTTTCGACTTAAGACGGTCGAGGTTGTGGGTCGATCACCTTACGACCGCGATTGGTATGTGACGGTCAAAGGAAAACAAATCCGCACTGATAAATTATTCACCACCCCCAACGACGCCTATAAATCCGGCATCGACCAGGTGAAGAACCAACGCGCCGATCTGGAACGTCGGTCGGCGGATATCGATGCGCGGTGTATGAATCTGGAAACTATCCGAGCGGGGTTGCGTGTATGAACATTCTCCCGAAAGTCTCCGATGCGAATCATTGGATGAAGTGTCACGGGTCTGTGCAAGCACAGGCCCAATTCCCCGCGCTGCCGGGTGAAGTGAGTCAGTCGCGGCTTGAGGGCCGCGCATGTCACGAAGTGGCTAAAAAGCTGCTCACTGCCGAGCGTCACGG